GAGAATCATTTATCATAACAAGTGAGCATGGTAATGCTGTTATGGTGCCATATAAAGAAGTGGTACAAGTCTTTGAAGATTGTAATGTGGATGAGGATATAATACGCATTCACACTGATCACGAAGAGGGATCGTGATTTTCATGGGGGTATAGCTTAATGGTCAGAGCGGGCTCCTTATAAGGGCTTAGTCTGGGTTCAACTCCCAGTATCCCTATTGCTATTCGTTATTTGCGAATAGCAAATGCTCCTTTAGCAATCTGGTGAATGCAGCGAACTCATAATTCGCCTGAGGCGTGTTCGATCCACGCAAGGAGCATAGGACAGATTGGCACCTGTCCGTCTTGACTTTCACAAGTCAAACCCTTATAATACTAAGGTCAACAATCAAAAAAATGACTCTCAATTCCAAATTCAAGAAAGACATCCAAACTCTTCGTGGTGCAGCAAACGGTGAATTTTATCTTGATGTAAAGAATCCGAAACTCTACAAAAAGGTTCGTCGGTACTATGAAAGTGAAGGTGTAGTGTTCTCTGGTGATCCTCTGGATGATTATGAAATGCTTATGGAGTATGTGTATAGTGATCTTGAATCTGTTGAGGTTGCATGAACGATCTAGATCCCAATTCGGTAAAGTCAACCAAGACTATTATCATTCACGAACGATATCCTTATCGTTTTGTGCAAAGAGGATATATTCAACTAAATGGTAAACCTGATTTTCGTCTTCAAAAAGTGAATGAGTATACTAAAAAATACTCTGATATCTATTTGTTTGATAATGGTGATCAAATGCTTCTTGCGATTGAGGATCCTGAGTATTCGAAATGGTTAGATCCAGATCGTGTTCCTTGTTATGTAAAGGATGATGATGAGTATTCATAAGGAAAAATTCTAATTAGTTTTCAACCCCTAATACTCATATATAAGACATGGAAAGTCTTTAAAAACCCTGGTCGGGAGCAAAACCCCTTATGTCTAAATCTGATTTGCTTCGGTGGATTGGAAACATTCTCCTCATAATTGGTTATCAAACTATGCTATGGGGAGAATTTAAATATGGTTTAATGATAAAGGTTGTTGGGGGATTACTCACAGTTCCCTTTGCTATTAAACTTAAACTTTGGGATGTACTATTCTTATGTGCATTCTTTGGTATTACCGAGATATCAAAGTTAACCCAACTTTTCTTAGTTTCACAAAACTAAGTGGTGGAGTCAAAATGACCCCTATGAGTTTCTTGCTTCTCTCAAGAGCAAGTGGTGCGGATGGGGAAATTCTTTCTCCGCCTGGTTTCCAATTTCCAGTTAAAGAATTGGTGGCGAGCCTGAGTTACCTAAGAGGGGTTTACATAACCCCTCTTTTTTCGTATAATAGATAGTACAGAGATTATTAATTCTTTATGGGTCAATATGTAAAGAAAGCACTTGTGCTTGGTGCTGGTGGATTTATTGGAAGTCACATGGTTAAAAGACTGCGAGCAGAAGGTTACTGGGTTCGTGGTGTGGATCTCAAGTATCCTGAGTTCTCAAAGACTGAAGCAAATGAGTTTATTATTGGAGACCTGAGAGATGTTGCCTTTGTAGAGAGAGTGATTCAATACAAAGGTGATCGTGGTAACTTCTATAACTTTGTTCCATCACGATATCTTCAGGCATTTGATGAGATCTATCAGTTTGCTGCTGATATGGGTGGAGCAGGTTTCGTATTTACTGGTGAGAATGATGCTGACATCATGCACAACTCAGTATCAATTAACTTGAATGTTCTTGAGTCTGTAAGAAAGTTTAATGATTTTCTCGGTAAGAATGTAACCAAGATCTTCTATTCTGGTTCTGCTTGCATGTATCCTGAGCATAACCAACTTGATCCAGACAATCCCGATTGTCGTGAAGAATCCGCATATCCTGCTAACCCAGATTCCGAATATGGTTGGGAAAAACTCTTTTCAGAAAGGTTGTACTTTGCTTATCATCGCAACTATGGTATTCCTGTACGTGTTGCTCGATACCACAATATTTTTGGACCAGAAGGTACTTGGACTGGCGGTAGGGAAAAAGCACCTGCTGCTATCTGTAGGAAAGTAGCAGAACTTCCTGGTGTTGGTGGAACGATCGAAGTCTGGGGTGATGGTGAACAGACACGATCTTTCCTCTTTATTGATGAGTGTATTGAAGCAACTCGTCGTATGATGGATTCTAACTTCATCGGTCCAGTCAATATCGGATCTGAAGAGATGGTAACCATCAATCAACTTGTAGATACTGTTTCTAAAGTTGCTGGTATTCCCGTAAAGAGACAGCACAAACTTGATGCTCCTCTTGGTGTTCGTGGTCGCAATAGTAACAACGATATTATTCGAAAAGAGTTAGGATGGGATTACTCCATGACTCTTGAAGAGGGTATCTCTAAAACTTACGCATGGATTAAAGAACAAGTAGATTCGATTATTTGATTATCATGAACCGCATTACTGATTATTCTGAACTTGAAACTCGTATTGTTTCTTGGTTAAAAGAATATGCACAACAATTTAATATTAAGGCATTTGTAATTGGTGTATCTGGTGGTATCGATTCCGCAGTTTCATCAACACTTGCCGCTAAAACTGGTCTTCCAACATATGCAATTGGAATGCCGATTCACCAGAAAGAAGAACAAGAAACTCTTTCCGATGCTCATCTTGAGTGGCTTCATTCAAACTTTAGTAATGTAATCACAAATAAGTTTGATCTTACTAAAGTATTTGAGACTTTTAAGTTTACGATGAAAGAGTTTGGTGTAGATACTCATGCTCTTGCTAACAGTCGGTCACGTCTTCGTATGGTGACTCTCTATCAGGTTGCCACATCTGTTGGTGGTATCGTTGTTGGTACAGGCAATAAGGTTGAAGATTATGGTGTAGGATTTTATACTAAATATGGTGACGGTGGAGTTGATATTGCTCCTATCGCAGATCTCTATAAAACTGAAGTATGGGAACTTGGCAGGCATTTTGGTGTAGATCAACGCATTATTGATGCCTCTCCTACTGACGGTCTATGGGATGATGGAAGAACCGATGAAGATCAAATTGGTGCTTCCTATGCTGAACTTGAAGAAGCCATGGAGACTGGATCAGGTCCAGGACTTGAAGCACTTACTAAGTTCAGTAAAATGAATCAACATAAAATGAATCCTATTCCTACATTCAAACTATGAAAATTGGCGTAATTGGTGCTGGTAGACTTGGTATTTGTTTTGCTCTGCTGTGTGAAGCAGCAGGGTATGATGTTCTTGTTTCAGATATCCGAGAGGATTATGTGAATGACTTGAACACAAGAAAGATCAAGACACACGAACCAGAAGTAGAAAATCTTCTTAAGGCTGCTACAAACTTTAGAGCAACCACAAACAACAAAGAGGTTATTGATGAGTGTGATCTCATCTATACTCTTGTGGCAACACCATCTCTCGAAGATGGGTCGTATGATGTCTCTGCTGTATGGCAAGTCGTTAGTGATTTTCAAGATGTAACTGCAAAGAAATATTTTGTAGTTGGATGTACAACCAATCCTGGTGATTGTGATAACTTTAGAAAGCAACTTCCAAGTAATGTAAAAGTTTTCTATAATCCAGAGTTTATCGCACAGGGATCAATCATTAATGATCTCCGCACTGCTGATATGGTTTTACTTGGAGCAGATCCTTTCGCAGATAACGATAAAGTTATTTCTGACATTAGAAAGTTGTATGAAAAGATTCAAACAACTCGTGCGATTGTCTGCTCTATGTCAACAACAGCAGCAGAAATTACTAAGATTGCTATCAACTGCTTCTTAACAACTAAGATTAGTTACGCAAACATGCTTGGTGATGTTCTTCATCATGCTGGATGCGGAGATGAAGTTAGTTCAGTTCTTACTGCTGTAGGAACTGATAGTAGGATTGGTAGAAAGTATCTTGGATATGGATTTGGTTATGGTGGTCCTTGTCTTCCTAGAGACAATCGATCCTTTGCAGCATTTGCCAAGAAGGTTGGACTGGAATATAATCTGGGAACAGTAACTGATGAAATCAATAATCAACATGCTAAGTTTGTATGTGATTATTTTGAAAAGATGAACTCAAATAAGAAACCATTCTATTTTGATTCTATCACTTATAAGAAAGGAACAGATATTCTTACCGAGAGTCAACAGTATCGTCTCTGTTTAGATCTTCTTGATCGAGGATATACTGTTTATGTTCAAAATGACAGGAAAGTTACTGATCAAGTCTATGATTATATGACCACTTCTTATGGAGATCGGGTCAAGTTCGTAGATAGAGAAGAAAATATTACGGAACCATATTTTGTGGTAAACTTATGATCGGTTACAATCGACTTGGTGTGAATGGAAGATTTGGCAATCAACTCTTCCAGTATGCTGCTCTTCAAGGTATTGCGGAGCAGCATGGATACGAGTGGTGTATTCCTCCAGATGAAGCACGAACTGCTAATTATGGAATACATCATCCATTCAAACTTAAAAATCTAAAACATATTGGCACAGTGCCTTATCCTACTCGGGATGAGGCTCATTTTCATTTTGATGAGGAGTTGTTTAATACCTTCCAAGATAATACAAATCTTGATGGATACCTTCAGAGTGAGAAATATTTCAAGCATATTGAAGATAAGATTCGTGAAGACTTTGAATTTATCGATGGTATTCTGAAACCATGCAAAGAATTTATCAGTCAGTTTGAAAAAATTATCTTCCTTCATGTTCGTCGTGGAGATAATGTTGGTAGAGAACATCTTCATCCAGTTCCTACATTTGATTATTACTCAAAGGCACTTGAGTATTTTGATGATGATGCTACAGTTCTTATTTGTAGTGATGATGTTGCTTGGTGTAAGGAACAAGAGTTTTTCTCAGGAGAAAGATTCTTGATTAATGAGAATGTAGAACAGTATTCTCATAGGTGTATGGAGGGTGATGGAGTTTATAGAAAATCATTCATTCCTTATACTGATTTGTGCTTGATGAGTTTGTGTAATGGTGCTATTATATCTCCAAGCACTCTGAGTTGGTGGGGTGCGTGGTTACAAAATCCTTGCACAAATCCTGTGGTTGCACCAGATCCTTGGTTTGGTCCTCAACTCGCAAAAGATAACGATACAAAAGATTTACTTCCCGATGATTGGATTAAACTATCTTGGTAGAATGGGGCAACTGGGAAACCAGATGTTCCAGTATGCTGCTGTAAAAGGAGTTGCCCGAAATAAAGGGTATCAATTCACCATTCCTCAACACGATAACTCTGTTAAAGATGGATTAGGAAACACTCTTCGGATTGAATTATTTGATGCTTTTGAAATCCAACCAGACAGTGTTGGATTTCTTTTGGCGGATTCTACCAGAACTGAACAATCTTTTAGTTTTGATGAAGATCTTTTTACTAATTGTCCTGATGGAGTTTCCCTTGTAGGATACTTTCAAAGTGAAAAGTACTTCAAGCATATTGAAGAAGACATTAGAAAAGATTTCACTTTTAAGAAAGAATACTATGACGCATGTGAGGAAGCAAAACCACTTTTAGATAATCCTATTGCCCTTCATATTCGTAGAGGAGATTTCTTAATCAACTCGGGAAATCATTACAATCTTTCGTTGAGTTACTATGAGAATGCTCTAAAGGAGTTTGATAGTGATCGGCAGGTTGTTATCTTCTCAGATGATCCTAAGTGGTGCAAGTCTCAAAAATTATTCGAAGAAGATAGATTCCTAGTTGCCGAGACTGGACATTCTTATGTTGATATGTGCCTGATGACTTTATGTTCTGATTATATTATTGCCAACTCTACATTTTCGTGGTGGGGTGCTTGGCTCTCGCAGAATAAAAATAAGACTGTGATCTATCCAGATAAATGGTTTGGTCCTAATAACGCAGATAAATCTACTAAAGACTTGTTTCCTGAGGAATGGAGAATGATTAATGAAAACTGATTTGAGAAATACTACTTTTATTGTTCCTCTAAGGATTGATACAGGAGATAGACTTAGGAACGTAATTCTTACAACTGCTTATCTTCTTCATCACTTTGATACTAATGTGATTATTAAGGAAGTAGACTCTGAGCACCGATTTGAAGAGTATGCTTTACCAATCATTAAGAGGTTGGTTGATGTAAGTAATCTTCGGCACATCTTTGAAGAAGAAACTCGTACAGATGATTCTTTCCATCGTACCAAAGTTCTGAACGATATGGTGATGGAAGCATCTACTGAGATTGTAGTAAACTACGACACTGATATTATTCTTCCATTAGATTCCTACACTCAAGCAGTTGAAATGCTTCAGGGAGATAGTGACGTTGTGTATCCTTATCGTTTCGGGAATCATGGTGAAAGGAAAGTAAATCTTGGATTTACGATTGAAACTCAAGAGGATATGGACAATTTTGAGAACGATGAATTCGTATCACGATTTATTGGATCTGGATATAATTGTACTTGTTTTGATGACCGATTCTTCTATTATCCCAGCAATCAAGGATTAGGTTGGGCTGAGTATGGTATGGTTCAGTTTTTCAATCGACAGGTTTATATTGATGGATACTTGGAGAACGAAGGATTTATTGCCTATGCTCCTGAAGATGTGGAGAGGCATCATAGATGGAAAGTTCTTGGATATAATATTGGTAGAGTAGATAATCATGCCTATCATCTGGAACACCAAAGAACTCAAAACTCTTGGTATCATAATCCACATATGCAAAACAACAATCAGTTGTGGGAGTATCTTAAGAACTTAACGAAAGAACAACTGATTGAATATTATCAGAATCAAGAATATGTGAAGGAGAGAATCAAATGAACTGGCACCTTGTAACTTATGCTGACGAGAAGTTTGCAGAGCAACAAAAGTTTCTTCATCAAACTCATAAGCAAGGATTTGTACATCATCCATACAATCGACAAAATTTAGAAAGCACAGATTTCTATCAGGAGAATAAACAAATTCTTGATGAGTCAACTGGTGCTGGATGGTGGATTTGGAAACCTTATTTTATTCTCGAAACACTAAAGTCTTCAAATGAGGGAGACTTTATCATCTATTGTGATTGTGGAGATATGTTCTCTCCTGGATTAAAATCTTATGTTGAGAATACTGTTACTGAAGATGATCAGTGTCTTTTGTTAGTTGGAAATAACATCAACGGACAGTATACCAAGAGAGATTGCTTTATCAAGATGAACTGTGATGAGCAAGACTATCATAATTCCAATCAACTTGAAGTTGGGTTTATGGTGTGGAAGGTATGCGAAGAATCGATCAAAACAGTTTCTGAGTGGTTAGAGTTCTGTACAGATTCTCAAATTATTAATAATGATGCAAGCACTCTTGGTGAAGAATTAGATGGTTTTGTTTCTCATAGGAATGATCAAAGTGTGTTGACCAACATAGCCATTCGTGATGGTCTCACTGTTGGTGGACAAGAATATAGAAATTATGTAGAATGTGATTATGATTATTGGTACGAGAGAGGTGGAAGAGGTTTTGGTAGAGAAATCGATTCATTCTTAATGAGTATTAAAAATGCATAGTATAGTTCTCACGGTTCATAATAAGGGATGGTTAATTGATAAAGTCATTCAAGGTATAGTTGAAAACACAACAGAACCTTATGAACTTATTATAGTAATTGATGGATGTACTGATAACTCTGAAGAAGTTATTTGGGATACCTTGAGTGGAACTCCTGTAAATAAAAAGATTCTTTATGCTCCTAATGTCTTTGAGACAACTGCCAACAATCTTGGTATGAAAGCAGCACAAGGAGATAAGATTATTATCATTCAAGATGATATGGTTATCAAAGAAAAAGATTGGAATGTGAGAATGGAAAAACCATTCAAAGCATTTAATGATGTCTTTGCCGTAACATCGAGAACTGCTCACAACTGGATCTCAAATCCCATTTCAAAACATCTTGGAATGACTGATGATCTTGATGATTGTTGGTGTGATATTGTAGATCATGTAGACCATGCTGATAGAAAACAAGGACTGCCAAGAGATGTCTTTGCTGTTCGTTGTTCTGTTAATCGTGGTCCTCTAATGATTGATCATGAAGATCTTAAGAAACTGAATTATCTTGATCAAGCATTTGCCCCTCAGGATATGGATGATCATGATCTTTGTTACCGTGCTTACAAGGAACTTGGTAAAGTTGTTGGTGCTTATTGGATTGATTATGAAAGTGAAGATTCATGGGGAGGAACCAGAGTTTCTGGATCTCCTGCTTCATGGCTTCTAAAAGCACACCATAAGAATACAAAGATCTTTTATGATCGTCATAAGGATCTAATAAATACTCGTAGAATTATTGAAAATCGGGAATTGGTTTAATGGAAATTGATTTGGATCGTTGGGAACTTGCTCAAGACACAGAGTTTACTCATCATCAAGATACTAGATTAGAAGCATATAGTCATGCCTCTAGAATTATTGAGAAGTATCTTAAAATTAATTACGAGCAAGATTTTAAAGATAAAGTAATTGTTGAAGTAGGTGCAGGACCAAGAGGCAGTATTCTTCATACCAAAGGAAACTTCAAGAGAGGTGTTGTCGTAGAACCTTTGATGGATCGTTGGCCTGCTGACATTAGAAATGATTATGAAAAAATTGGAGTAGAAATTATTGTTGGTGCCTATGAAGATTTGGAAATCGATGAACAGGTTGATGAAACATGGTTTTTTAATGTGGTCCAGCATGTAATTGATCCACAAAAGCAGTTAGAAATTGCAAAGAAAACATCAAAAGTTATTCGTGTATTTGAAAGTATTAACAGTGCCGTAGATACCGCACATCCACATCTCATTACCAAAGAAACCTTTACAGAAGTTCTTGGTGACTTTGGTGAAATTTTTAAAGGTGGAACAGAGGCAGGATTCCACAGTGCTGATTGTTATTATGGAACTTGGTATGCGTCTGATAACGTTTAGTCTTTTTGGAGATAACCCTCTTTATTGTATTGGAGCAGTAGAAAACGCACGTCTCGCAAAAGAAATCTATCCAGATTGGATTGCGAGATTTTATGTTGCGGAAGATGTTCCTGAAGAGTATGTTTATCAACTTAAAGACTATGATGCTGAAGTTTTTATCTGTCGCAGAGATAGTTCTTATGATGGATTGAACTGGAGATTCCGTCCATTTATTGATGACTGTGTTGACTTTTGGATTAGTAGAGACTGTGATAGTCGATTAAGTTGGAGAGAACGCAGAGCAGTTGATGAATGGATTCAATCAGATAAATCTTTTCACTTAATGAGAGACTGCCATAATCATGGGTATACGATTATGGCAGGGATGTTTGGGGTAAATAACAAACTATTCCATGAACGTTATGGTAAGATTGATTTGGATAATCCAGCAGCAACTAATCGTGAAGACGATCAGAAAGTTCTCCACAATCTTATATGGCCTGTGATTAAGTTTGATCACTTGTGTCATGATCACTGGAGACACTCTAAAGTTATTGGGCAACCAACTAACCAACCAGGAGATCATGTAAGTTGGGAAAATGCCTATGGTGTTGGTTTAATCAACTATGTTGAGAGGGAAGTTTATAATCAACTTCGTGAAATCTATCCAACCCATCAAGATAGTCGTCCATTCCCAGAACATGAACCCATGGAATATGGTATATTCGTGGGTCAAATTATTGATGAAAATAATAAACCAAAAATCAATACTGATGTTCGTTGGGAGTATGAATTAAGGGGATTACCTTATGAGTAAGTTTCATGTGATTGGATCTGGTGCTTGTGGATTCTTAAGGGTTCATTATATTCTTAAAAATCATATGTCACTAAAGTATAAGGGTGGTGGTCCTAAGTATCAGAATAGTTTTGAAACTTGGAATGATAATGGATTGATCTGGGATTCTGAATCTTTATCAAAGGAAGAAAGAATTAGAAGAGTTTCACTTCATGATACTACTACAAATATTACGCATTCATATCTGAAGTATGTTCCTGAGTTTGTGGAACTTCACCCAGATGTGATGTTTTTATGTCTTCGTGGAAGAAGAGAACATTCGATCAAGTCTCTTGCAACTTCTTGGGGTTATCGTAATCCTTGTTATGTAAAAGATAGAACTCTTGGACTTGGGCACAACCGTTATGCTGTTGATCAATTTCCAAATCTAAGTGATTCTAAAGATGAGTTTGAAGCAACAGAAAGATATTGGGATGAGTATTATCAAATAGCAAATGAGTTGCAAGAAAGGTATCCTAATAACTTTTTAATTGTTGATTCTCCTACATTTTTTAGTGATACTCAATATCAACTCTGCTGTCTTGGTGTTATTGGAGTTGATATTAGTGTTGCCAGTGCTCCAAAGGCACTTGCTCTTCCTGTAGATTTTAAAGAAGAGACAATTACAACATCACTTCATGGTGGACTTGGAAACAATCTTTTCCAAGTGGCAGAGGTAATTTCCTTCTGCAAAAAGTTTAATCTTCCAGAACCAAAGTTTGGAACTTGGGATTTATGGAATGGTGGTGGCAAGTATCCTGCATCTTATAATTCGGATAGACTTCTTGGTGGACATGATGGATCTCATAAAGATATGGTTTCATGTTTTCCAAATTTAAATTGGCAGGGTAATCTTCAGGCAAACTTTGATACTAAGTTTGTCGTGAATGATATGTTTAGGTTTTCTACAGCAGAGAATCTTGATTATGTGAGAGAGAAACTATCTGTAGGAACTAAAACAAAACCAAACACAGTATCACTTCATCTTAGATTTTGTACAAGACCAGCAGATGATCACGTAAATGGTTATGTTGATGATGAGTTTTATGAAAAGGCTTTGATGATGATACCTCAGGATTCTACTGTTTATATTTTTTCTGATGATGATAGAATGGCACGAAGTAAACTAAGTTGGTTCCGTCAGAACTTTAGTCAAAATTTTGAGATCTTTGTTGGTGATGCTTTCCAATCACTTAGAAAGATGGTAGAATGTGAGTATCATATTTTGCATGTATCTACCTTTAGTTTTTGGGCAGCATTTTTAGATCCAAATCAACCAAATGACAAGGTAATTTATCCAAAATCATTTACTCAAACACACAGTAACAATATGATTCCATATAAAGAGTGGCAGATGTTATGAACTGTATCCTTTATCTTGTAAGATCCTCTGATCAAGATGTAGAAGACTTCAATAAATCTTTAAGGTTAGTAGAAGAAAATCTTATACCATATACTACTAGTACTGACGTATTAGTATTTTGTGAAAAATCTTTTGAAGAATACAAATCTAAGGTTCAGACTAATCTAAATCTTAGGTATGAGACTATTGAGTTTAATGTTCCCAATTACCCTCAAGAAATCTTAGATCAGATTCCAGAGTTCTTCCCACATCCCACTCATGGTAATGGTCCCGTAGCCTGGGGACATCCAGGATTCTCTATGGGATATCGTCACATGTGTAGATTTTTCTCTGGTGAACTTTATAATAATAGTGTTATAAGAGAATATGATTATTACCTGAGACTTGATACAGATTCTTTTATACATACTCCACTCAACTATGATATCTTTAAGTGGGCAGATGATGTTGGATGTTACTACGGGTTTATTGCTCCTGCCATTCAGAAAGATAATCCAAAAGTAATCGAAGGTCTTTGGCAAACAGTAAACGAATTGATACCAGAAAACTTTATTGAAGAGGGCATGATGTTCTATACCAACTTTGAGTTGGGTAAAGTGTCATGGTTCTTGACAAGTGAATACATGAGATTCTATAATGAATTGGATAAAACTGGTGGATTCTATACTAAGAGATGGGGTGATGCTCCAATTAAATATCTTGGTGTAAATCTTCTTATGGAACCAGAACACGTCATTCCAGTACAAGGTTTCACATATCAGCATGGAGCAGTTTATACAGTCTAATGGATAAAAACAAATCAACATTTAAACTTAAAAACTTTGGACCTATCTATTATCTGAATCTTGATGGGCAACCAGAAAGAAAAGAGTATATGGAAAACCAGTTTAAGTACTGGGAGATTGAGAACTATACTCGTATTTCTGCATATGATGGCAGAGAAGATGATCTGAGTGACATCATCAAAGGTCGTTATCCTGAGATGATGTCTTCTGGTGAGATTGGTTGTGTAACATCTCATCTCAAGGCTATCAAACACTGGTATGAAACTTCTGATAGTCCTTATGCAATCATTATGGAAGATGATTGTAACTTAGATCTTGTCAGATTCTGGAACTTTACTTGGGATGATTTCTATTGTCGCATTCCTTATGATTGGGATGTAGTTCAGATTGCTATCATCTGCACTGGTGATATTCATGTCAAGGTTCATAAGAGATTTGTGAACGAGTTTTCTACTGCTTGTTATATTATTACGAGACACCATGCAGAAAAACTCTTAAGACTTCATGTTCGTGATGATAAGTATAAACTTGATAATGGTGTGAAACCTCGTCCAGTTGCTGATGATTTAATTTACAACTCAGGGAATACCTATAGTGTTCCTCTTCTTCTTTATAGGATTGAGTTGGGTTCCTCTATTCACCCAGAACACATCGACGCATTCCATCGTGGTAATTATGATGGTCAGATGAACTTCTGGAGTCAAAAAGGAGCACAACTTTCTGTAGAGGAATTGATGGATTATGATCCTTATTTGGGAAGAGTTGTGGAAAGTTCGGCAACCCAACCAAACGCTTGACACCCTTTTAGTTTCCCTTTATACTAAATAAGTACTTAAGAATTCTGTTGTAATTCTTAATCTTTGTCCTATAGTACAAAAAACAATCTATGAAACTCAATCAACTGATGCTTGCACCTGTTGCTCTGGGAATGGTTGCTCCTGCTGCGATTGCCGCAGACCTTAATATGAATGGGGTCAACCAATACAATTCCGCAGAACAGGTTACAAGCGTCACTCAATTCTCTGATGTCCGTCCAACCGATTGGGCATATCAGGCACTCAGCAACCTCGTAGAACGATATGGTTGTGTTGCTGGTTATCCTAATGGCACCTTTGCTGGTGGTCGTGCTTTGACTCGTTATGAGGCAGCAGCACTTCTGAATGCTTGCCTGGATCGTGTGACTGAAGTTACTGATGAACTCAAGCGTCTTCAAGCAGAGTTTGCACAAGAACTTGCTGTGCTCCGTGGTCGTGTAGACAAACTGGAAGCACAGGTTGGTGAACTTGAAGCAACCCAGTTCTCCACTACTACCAAACTGCGTGGTGAAGCAAACTTTGTTCTTGGTGGTGTTGATGACTACCAAACCAAAAGTGGTGATGTAACTCACACTGCATTCAACTACGATCTGCGTCTGAACCTGGACACTTCGTTCACTGGTAATGACCTTCTCCGCACTCGTCTGCGTTCTTCCAACTTCAGTGCTGATCCTTTCGGTTCCAGTTCTTCAATTTTTAAACTGGATAAGGCAGATAGCACTACCAGTGAAGTTGGTAACAACGTAGTTATCGATCGTCTGTATTATTCATTCCCTGCTTTCAATAACACCACTACTATTACTGCTGGTGCTCTTGTTCGTAATACTGAAATCGCATGGGTTCCTTCTGCATATGAGTCCAAGATCCTTGACTTCTTCCAAGTAGCAGGTGCTCCTGGTGTTTATAACAAGGCAGTTGGTTCTGGTTTCGGTATCCAGTATGGTAAGAAGGGTCTTGTTGCTGGTATCAACTATGTTGCCCAAGCAGGACAAGATAGCACCCGTGGTGAGTTTGATCGATCTGGTGCTCTGAATACTCTGGCACAAATCGGTTATCGTGGTACTAACTGGGGTGCTGCATTCGGTTATCGTTATGGTACTGAAGGCACTCGTGTTCGCACCTATAACGGTCTGAATGGTGCTTCTGGTGCTCTGGTTCCTGGTCAAACCTCTAATGGTTATGCACTGAACGCTTACTGGCAACCTTCGCAATCTGGTTGGGCTCCTTCGATCTCAGCAGGTTATGGTTGGAATACTGTAAGTGGTACTCAAAGTGCTGCTACCAATAGTCAATCCTGGTTCGCTGGTCTTCAGTGGGCAGATGTATTTGCTAAGGGTAACTCTGCTGGTGTTGCTATCGGTCAGGCACCTACTGGTGAGAACCTTGAGAAGTCCACTCTTCTTGAAGTCTTCTACAAGTACCAAGTGTCTGATAACATCAGCATCACTCCTGCTATCATCTACGGTAGTGATAACCAACGTCTTGCTGGTAACTCCTCCAACTGGGGTGGTGTAATTCAGACAACCTTCAAGTTCTGATAATTCATCATAAGTTGAGTTAGACCACTTCCGAAAGGAGTGGTCTTTTTATTTGGTCAACTTCCTTAACCTTCTCTTGGTTGACCTTTACTTTTGCTTCCTTTAGAATTTCTTTGTAGTTATTCACTTTTTATGAAACTCAAAAACTTTATTGCTGTTGGTCTTGCTCTTGCTCCTGCTGCTGCATTTGCTGGATCTACTTTGAATGGTGCTGGTGCTACCTTCCCCGCACCTCTTTATCAACGATGGTTCCAAGATTATGCACGAACTTCTGGGAGTAGGGTTAATTATCAGTCCGTTGGTTCTGGTGCTGGTGTTCGTCAATTCCTTGCGGGCACGGTTGACTTCGCAGCAAGCGACGAACCAATCAAAGCATCAGAAGCAGCAAAGGTAAAGCGTGGTGTCGTTCAAATTCCTATGGTAGGTGGAACGATTGCTGTTGCTTACAACAAACCAGGATGTAATCTGAAACTCACTCAGAAGCAAACTGTAGACATCTTTGCTGGACGTATCAAAGATTGGAGCAAACTACCTAACTGTGGTAATGGTCCCATTCGTGTAGTGTATCGTTCTGATGGTTCTGGAACTACCTTTGCTTTTACTAATTCACTAGATGCTTTTGGTGGTTGGACTGTTGGTGTAGGTAAGGCAGTTAAGTGGCCTACTGGTATTGGTTCTAAAGGTAATGAAGGTGTTTCTGGAACTGTTCGTAACACTCCTGGTGCGATTGGTTATGTGAATACTGGATTTGTCAAAGCAAATAAACTCCAAGCAGCATCAATTCAAAATAAGGCAGGTAAGTTTATTCTTCCTACTGCCACTTCTGGAGCAGCTGCTCTGAATAGTATTAAACTGGATGCTAATCTTGCAGGAGAAAATCCTAATCCTTCTGGTGCTGGTGCATATCCCATTTCCACTCTGACTTGGGTTCTTGCTTATCGTAGTGGTAATGGTGCCAAGGCAGATGATATTCGTGGAGCTCTGAATTATGCTCTGAGTACAAAGGCACAAATGATTGCTGATGACTTGGGTTATGTTCCTCTTGCAGGAGCAGTTCTGAACAAGGCACGTATTGCTGTGAACCGAATTGGTCAGTAAATCTTAACAAAATAAGTATAAATGATTATGAGGGGTGCTTGACGCCCCTTTATTTTTCCTATATAATTGTGTAACAATTCTTAAAGAATGCAAAAATGACTGTAACAAAAAATGAGTTCGGGCAAATGAATATGTTTGCCAAAGAACCATCGATGTATATGACCAAGGAAGACCTTGAGCGTTATGGCATCGAACCCTATGCTGAGAAAGCGGAGAAAATGAATGGACGTTGGGCTATGCTCGGTATTGTTGCTGGGGCTATTTCTTATGCTCTCACTGGGCACCTCTTCTTTGGAGTAGTCTGAGACTTGACGATGACTTCAATTATCTTTACAATAACATCAGTTGCCTTCTTTGTTTTGTTGGCAGCATCCGTTGAAAAAATTTGCGAGACTTACTAATGACCATTTTTAATGTCACTCTCCAGTCCCCTGATGGCACCGAAACTACTATCGAATGTGCTGATGACCAATACATTCTTGAAGCAGCAGAAGAGGCAGGTGTTGACCTCCCTTCTTCGTGTAAGGCAGGTGCTTGCTCTGCCTGTGCTGGCAAACTCATCTCTGGCACCGTTGACAACGAAGAACAGTCGTTCCTTGATGATGAACAGCAAGCAGAAGGTTGGGTTCTCACTTGCGTTGCTTATCCCACAAGTGATTGTGTGATTCTCACCGAACAGGAAGAGAACCTGTGAGCACTGCTGGTATGTTGGGGCAGTTTGCTATTGCCCTTGAAAAACTCGGATGGGATGCTGATGATGAAATCTCCGTGGAGATTGGTGGTGTAGCAGTAACAGGAACTGCTACCAGTCCAAATGCAAATCCAAAATGGGCAAAACCATTTGGAACAGTTTCTTATCAAAACGATGCCTTCATCGTAATCAAAAACAAGTCAAGGAATCCTGTAGTTCCTTCACAACCAAATCCTGAACTTAAACAAAAACATTCTTATCAAGGAGCAAACTAATGAACGAACGTGCAGAACGTATTAATGGATGGGCAGCGATGATCGGCATCGTTGCTGCTATGGGGTCTTATGCCCTTACTGGTCAAATTATTCCTGGTATTTGGTGAATTAATGTTTAATATTTTTAAGAAAAAAGAAAATACTATGGAGGTTAAAATGCGTAAAGAACAATATCAAGTTCCACAAGTACAATTTGTATTTCGTGAGAATGGTGAGTTTGTAACCCGTACTACTTCAGAACTTTTCGATGGAAAGCGTGTGGTCCTGTTTAGCCTGCCTGGTGCTTTCACTCCTACTTGCAGTGCCTATCAGCTTCCTGGATTCGAAGAGAAATTTGACGACTTTATTGGTAGTGGCATCGACGATATTTACTGCATCTCTGTTAATGATGGGTTTGTAATGAATGCCTGGGCACAAGACCAGAACATTAAGAACGTAAAACTTATCCCTGACGGTAATGCATATTTCACCCGTTCTATGGGAATGCTTGTCAATAAGTCCAACCTTGGTTTCGGTGATCGGTCTTGGCGTTATGCTATGGTCGTGGATAACGGAGTCATCGAAAAACTATTCGTTGAGGCAGGGCAACGGGACAACGCAGACACCGACCCTTACGAGACGACTACTCCAGAAGTGGTTCTCGAATATGTAAAATCCACAGTTCGAGAAACAGCAACTGTTTGAGTAAAGGAGGGGTAACCCTCCTTTTTTAATAAATATATTATCGAATGAATAGGAACGATGAGAGTAGATCTTCACAATTTCTTTAAGCACTACGACGAAAAAAACCCCAAGCATGTGGCAGCAGTAGAACAACTTGAGGTTGATTTGGCAGGTAAGTGCGAAGATCTACTTGAGGACTCAGCAAACTGGGTAAAAATTTATAGAACCAAATTAGATCCAGTTGTTCCTGGAGTTCTTAACGTTCCATACTATCCGCAGACAGATAATTACAGAGATGCAAATCGAACCTGTAATTCATCTTCTTGTGCTATGTGCTTAGAGTATTTTAAACCAGGCACACTCAAAGGAGCAAAGGGCGATGATGCCTATGTTCAAAAAGTATTTTCAATCGGTGATTCAACAGACCACACAGTTCAGACAAAAGTTCTGGAATCTTACGGTATTAAATCCCACTTCAGTTACAATCTTTCTTTTGCTGATCTTGATCGTGAGCTTGCCGCTGGAAGACCTGTTGTTATTGGCATTCTTCATAGGGGGACTTTATCTCGTCCCACAGGCGGACACATGGTAGTTGTAATTGGTAAGAAAGGTGAAGACTATGTTGTAAATGATCCTTATGGTTCACTGAATGATGGATACACTGGAGCAGTAACTAACGGTAGAGGTGCAGTGTACAAAAAGTCTGATCTTACTTATCGTTGGTTGGAGAGAGGTAAGGATAAAACTGGATGGGGTAGAATCTTTGATGTAAAAAAGTAGAAACGACATCACAGGTTCCTCAGTGTGGTGTCGATCTAATCAAACAGTTTGAAGGTTGTCACTTGACTGCTTATCCTGATCCTCTAACTGGTGGACTTCCAATTACTATTGGTTGGGGATCCACCCGTAAAAGAAATGGGCAACCTTTTCACCTGAAAGAAACAATCACTCAAGAAGAGGCAAATGATTTATTAATCTTTGATATTGAATCTAAGTTTTTACCAGCACTTCAAAAGATACCTTATTGGGATGAAATGAATGATAATCAACGTGGAGCATTATTATCTTTTGCTTATAATCTCGGTGCTAACTTCTACGGTAGTAGGGGCTTCAACACTATTACAACTAATCTTAAACAAAAAAATTGGAAAGCAATCCCAGAAACCTTAAAGTTATATCGTAATCCTGGTAGTAATGTTGAGGTTGGATTGTTAAGAAGAAGAGGTGCTGAAGGTAAACTTTGGTCTTCATAATTTGTTACAAGCAATAAATAGTATTATCGTATAGTGTCAAACAGATGCCCGCCGAGCAGTGTAACAACACAGATCATGTGATCTTGTTACAGAAGCTGGATAAGATGATACTTGTTGCTGAAGAGTCGGATTATGACCTAGGATTTCGTAAAAGACTACAAGCATTTCGTAATCTTTTAGTTATCCATGCTGCTAAAACAAAAGATCTTGGTGAAGCTGCCCAATCACTTATCAATAATCATAGAAAAAGAATACTTGCTTTTGGAGTACCAATAACTTTATCTATTGCCATTCCTTATCTTGTCTTGACTAAAACATCTTGGTTTATTCAAAAACCAATAATATGCCACGAGTTTCCTACAAAAAATAAACTACATCCAGGCAAACTACAAGTCTGCGTTAATGGTGTTTCTCATCCATACAAACCAGAGAATGGTGATGTTGAGTTAGATATTACCTTTATGAGAACGCACTGGGAGAGAGTTCAGGCAGATGTAGATTTTTGGGTTACTGATGAGATTGCTGATAAGAAAGTAGATTATACTGGTGAGTATAACATTCAAAGAGTTAGAACTTATAATAGAAATGGAATTTTAGTTGATGATAGGAATAATGAAGTAAGTTCTTGGATTGATCCCCTAGTTCCTAAAGATATGAGAATACCTATGTGGAAATGGATTTATGATAATAAAGATTTATTTCACGTAGAAAAAGAATCTCTAGAAGAACAAGTATCAAAGTTCTTTAGTAGTTTGGGTGCTGTCTTCGCTACTCTTGGATCTGCAGGTATCACAATCTACAGATTTATCAAGGCTGGTCTTTGATTTCTTATTTGCGGCATCAACACCAAAGGTTGCTAAAGCAGAAGTAAATACGGATGCTATGAAAGTAGCATCCATTTTTTTTAAGTAATCCATGTAGTTGAGGGTTAATAAAGTAGCAGACCATCCAAGAATAATTAATCTAATTGCTGTGAATGAACTGATATTTTTCATCTTCCCTCTTGCTTATGAATCCAAGTCTTAAGTTCGTGAAGATATTTTCTTAACATATCTGCTTTTTCAAGATGCCACGAATCACCACTCTTGAAATACTCTTGAGTGTGATTATCGATTGCTTTTAAAATATTATGGATGGGAGCATTCCAAGGCTCACGCTTTGGAGTATTCCATTCTCTTGGCATATATCACTTCTTCTTGCCACCATTCTTTGCTTTTTTCGCAGTCGCATTACCTTGATTTTGTTTGGATTGCTTGCCACCAGCAGAACCCTTCTTACCTTTATTTGGCGACTTGGACATTTTGGTAGGTATATTTAGATATTTATGATAAAATAAATAATAAAAAGTTTATCAATATGAAGTATTTGTTATATGTATTACTCATATCTCTACTACCTATGAATGTATATTCGAGAGCTCTTAGACATATTGATATGGATGATGTTAAGCAAAAGCATCATCAAAAACTTGTAGAGAAAAAAATTCAAAAAGAAAAAAATAAAAAGTTTTTAGAGGAACTTACGTACAAAAATAGTCCTTTATATTCAAATTGGAGAGAAGAAATCTCTGAGGGCATGACTACAGGTGATGTATTTTCAACTACATTACCTGCTACTGGAGAAACAACTCTTTCTACTTATGAATATGATGTAACTTTTGGACCTAACTCAAATGATCCAGACACTTTTGCTGCTGCTGGTGGTTTAATATATGATACTAGCTATTATGATACGGTTGTATTTGATTTAAGTCCTGGAACAGGATCATTAGTAATTGGATTTTTTACAGTAGGATCTAATCAAGGAACCTTTTATTCTATACCATCATCTGCTGGTACATATACAATTACTATCCCTGATCAATATCGAATTCCAAGTGTAGCTATAGCTTGGATATCTTCTGGATCTGAAGGACAGACTACGGGGTATGGAAATTGGAGAATTTCTGATATTAGATTCCAAAGACGAACACCGATGAATGTTTTTGTTCCTCTTGATAGTCCAGAGGCAACATCATTTATTAGAACAGGTAGTGGTGATTTAACTCCAGAGGAAAAGCAAGAGAAAATAAAGGAAATGTTAGAAGCATCTGATGAATACGTGCAGCAAATGTATGGAGAGAATTTTCCTGGAAGTGGTGCTGTTCCTCCGGGAGAATCTGGTACTACCCCAGGGGTTCAGACAATTGATTATGGGCAGATTGCTCAAGTGTCTGACACTGACCCAAAACAAAATCTAGGACAACCTAAGAGACAAACTGGAACTGGTGGCAGTGGACAAGAAAAGAATATGAGGTGGGATCCACATATGAAAATGATGGTTCCAAATATTGGTCCCGGGTATAGCATGGTTCCTTTGGCATAGGGATTGACAGGGTTTCAAAGCAGTGATATGATAAATAGGTAAACAAATGTTACGAAAATCAAGGTTTTCTTAACACTTGTGCTCCCGTTAACCAAGACCTATGGGAGGGTAAATACGTCTTTCATATCCGCACTGGAGGGTGGTGCGGAGATAACGATACCAGTTCGTCCCCCGAACTCTTATCTAACACTCTTACAAATGACTGCTACACTTTCACAACAAAAACAACTTAATACTTGGGACAATTTCTGCGAGTGGGTTACTTCAACTAACAATCGTCTGTATGTTGGTTGGTTTGGAACTCTCATGATTCCTACCCTGCTTGCTGCTACCATCTGTTTCATCGTTGCTTTCATCGCTGCTCCACCCGTGGACATCGATGGCATCCGTGAACCAGTTGCTGGTTCCCTCATGTATGGAAACAACATCATTTCTGGTGCTGTTATCCCTTCGTCCAACGCAATTGGACTGCACTTCTATCCTATCTGGGAAGCTGCCTCTCTCGATGAGTGGCTATATAACGGAGGACCTTTCCAACTGGTCGTCTTCCACTTTCTGATTGGTATCTATGCTTACATGGGTCGTGAATGGGAACTTTCTTACCGTCTTGGTATGCGTCCTTGGATCTGTGTTGCTTATTCCGCTCCTGTTGCTGCTGCTTCTGCGGTGTTCCTTGTTTATCCTTTCGGTCAAGGTTCCTTCTCTGATGCTATGCCTCTCGGAATCTCGGGCACGTTTAACTACATGCTCGTCTTCCAAGCAGAACACAATATCCTTATGCATCCGTTCCACATGCTTGGGGTTGCTGGGGTATTTGGTGGCTCTCTGTTTAGTGCTATGCACGGAAGTCTGGTTACGTCTTCACTCGTTCGTGAAACTACTGAAAACGAATCACAAAACTATGGATACAAGTTCGGACAAGAAGAAGAGACCTACAACATCGTTGCCGCACACGGATACTTCGGACGACTCATCTTCCAATACGCTTCCTTTAACAACAGTCGTAGCCTACACTTCTTTTTGGCTGCTTGGCCTGTCGTTGGTATTTGGTTTACTGCTCTTGGAGTTAGCACCATGGCATTCAACCTGAACGGTTTCAACTTCAACCAGTCTATTGTTGATTCACAAGGTAAAGTGATCAACACCTGGGCAGATGTTCTGAACCGTGCTGGACTTGGAATGGAGGTAATGCATGAGCGTAACGCTCACAACTTCCCTCTTGACCTTGCTGCTGCTGAGTCAACTCCTGTTGCTCTCACTGCTCCTGCAATCGGTTGATCTAACTACCACTTTTCAACGGGGTCTTCGGACCCCTTTTCTTTTCTATGGAGGAATAAATGGTTTCATCTACAATTTCTCAACCTATTCAACAAAGGGGGTGGTTCGATGTTCTCGATGACTGGCTTAAGCGTGATCGGTTTGTGTTTGTCGGTTGGTCTGGCTTACTACTATTCCCGACTGCTTATCTCGCTCTTGGCGGGTGGCTTACAGGAACCACCTTCGCAACTTCGTGGTACACCCATGGAATTGCGAGTTCATATCTGGAGGGGTGTAACTTTCTTACTGCTGCTGTATCTACTCCTGCTGATGCTCTCGGACATAGCCTTCTACTCCTTTGGGGTCCTGAAGCTCAGGGAGATTTCGTCCGTTGGATCCAACTTGGGGGACTCTGGACTTTCGTGGCACTACACGGAGCCTTCAGTCTTATAGGATTCATGCTTAGGCAGTTTGAGATTGCACGTCTTGTAGGTATCCGTCCTTATAATGCAATTGCATTCTCTGGTCCGATTGCCGTATTTGTTTCTGTGTTCCTGATGTATCCTCTGGGACAATCCAGTTGGTTCTTCGCACCTTCTTTTGGTGTTGCTGCTATCTTCAGGTTCCTTCTGTTCCTTCAGGGTTTCCACAACTGGACCCTGAACCCGTTCCATATGATGGGAGTTGCTGGTATACTGGGTGGAGCACTTCTCTGTGCTATTCATGGAGCAACAGTTGAAAATACACTATTTGAAGATGGTGATCAAGCAAACACTTTCAAAGCATTTGAACCTACTCAAGAGGAAGAAACTTATTCGATGGTTACTGCAAACCGTTTCTGGTCGCAGATTTTTGGAATTGCTTTTTCCAATAAGCGTTGGTTACATTTTTTCATGCTTTTTGTTCCCGTTATGGGTCTCTGGACTAGTTCTATTGGGATTATTGGTCTCGCTCTTAACCTTCGTGCCTACGATTTTGTAAGTCAGGAGATTAGAGCGGCAGAGGATCCTGAGTTTGAGACGTTCTACACGAAGAATATCCTTCTTAATGAAGGTCTCCGTGCTTGGATGGCACCAACAGATCAACCTCACGAGAACTTTGTGTTCCCTGAGGAAGTATTGCCGAGAGGTAATGCTCTGTGATATACTCGGAGGGGAAACCCTCCTTTTTTAATGATCAGTTCCGATACACCATATAAACTTGCTGAGATTATCCGAGATACTTGGCCTCAGTTATACTCACTAAATAATTTTCAAAACTTAACAAATAATATGAAGTTTACAGTTTATTCAAAAGACGGTTGCCCATATTGCACAAAAGTGCAGCAGGTGCTACAATTAGCAGACCTGCAACATGTAGTGTACAAACTGAATACTGATTTTACTAAAGAAGAATTCTATGCAGAATTTGGAGAGGGTTCTACATTCCCTCAAGTAATTGTGAATGATCAACACATCGGTGGTTGTACCGATACTGTTCAGTACCTTAAGGAGCAAAACTTAGTTTAATGGAAACTAATTTTCACGAAGTTTATAACGATGTTGAAAAAGCAATTGACTATGCATTTCAGGGAAAATTTGTCCTGAAATTTTATGATTACCTTAAAGTAAAAGGTGTTCGGAAGTTTGAAGTTGAAGAGTTTATTGAAAGTTCTACTGCTTCAAACATTAGTAATGTAGTGATGGATCTCGACGATTATCTTGAAGGAGGTGCTGATGAGATTCATAAACAACTTCGTGAAGCTTATGGTCACATCCCTAAACCAGAAGCACGAAAAATAAGAAACTATTTGTATGGCATCCTAGAAGATGCTTGGAAGTATAACCATGACAAAAGGAAAGGGAGACGCAAAAAGGAAACTAAATAACTCTGAACCCGAAATCAATCGGGGTGTGGAATTATTGTTAAGAAAACGGAGGAGGAAATCTGAAGAACCAAAGACATTCCAAATGAGATTTGGTAAGATGATTTCTCTCTTTCGACGGGAGATACACATACTATTCGAATTTCATTTGGACGTTCGGAAAAAGTAACTCTCGGAGAAAGAAAAAATGTTAGCAGTAACACTCACCATCGGCACTCTTGTTTCAGTGATGTTCTTTTTTGTTGGTGGAGTAATAGGATGGATGGCCAAGCAACATTTCTATGAGAGCTCATATCCCTCTTATACACACCCAGAAATGTTTGATCAAAATGGAAACATAATTCCAGACGAAATTTTAGCAGTGAGATTTGAAAATGACTACGAATACGACGACGAAGAAGAGGACGACTAGTAGAGCAAAGAAACCTACAGCAGCCTCTACACAACCAAAAGAGATTAAAAAACTTCCTCCTAATCCTTTTATGAATGAGATCTTAGATCTTGTTCATGAGCAAGAGACAGAAGAAGATAAGATTAAAGTTCTTAAGCAATACGAAACTGATGCTCTCAAATCACTTTTGATTTGGAACTATGACGACACTGTAGTTTCTCTTCTTCCTGAAGGTGAAGTTCCTTATCGTCCTAATGAAAATCCACTGGGAACAGATCACTCATCTTTGCGCAGAGACTATAAGAATCTTTATAACTTTGTGAAAGGTGGTAATGATTCTCTTTCCAAGGTTCGTAGAGAAACAATCTTTATTCAGATTCTTGAATCTCTCCATCCCCTTGAGGCAGACATTCTTGTTCTGGTGAAGGATAAGAACTTGGAGAATAAATACGATATCAACTTTGATATTGTACAAAAAGCTTATCCTGATATTCAGTGGGGCAATCGTTCGTGAGTGTAGTTGCGGAGAGAAAAATGGCAGAATCTAAAAAAGAAAAAACAAGATATCTGCCTCACGAATATGGATGTGAGATTCTCTTTGAAAGAACAACGATGGTTCAAGCAAAAGATTCATCACTTCCAAATGATGCATATCTTATTTGGTATAATGTCGATGGTGAAACTTTCTTGGATGTAACTCGTTGCAGGAAGAGAGTTGATCTATTTGATTTCTATTATGATAAGTATGGTCCAGGAGCAGTCCGTAAGATTGATTTTGGATATGGAAGAGTTAACCCAAAATTGTGGGGATATAAAGCACCAGAGAAAAAGAAAAAGAGATGAGTGAAGGATTTAGTGAAGAAAAGATTGAAGTAGCAATCAATAAAGATGAAGTAAAAAACCTTCTTAAGAAATATAAGAAGGTTAAAAAATATATGCGGTCTCCAGTATTCACTGTCAAGACTTTAGATGGAACTGAAAAGATTGTCAGTGAACTACTGAAGGATGCAGAAAATGGGTAAGCATTATCTTTTAAATCTTTACGGATGTTCTTTCGTTCTTTTGGACGATGAAAAATGTCTTATTGACTTATTAGAAAATGCTGCTGCTGCCAGTGGTGCCACTGTGGTTCAGACTATCTCTAAGAAGTTTGAACCACAGGGTGTTACTGTGATTTGCTTATTATCTGAGAGTCATATTAGTATTCATACTTGGCCTGAAGAAGGTAAAGCAGCAGTTGATGTTTATACCTGTGGAGATTGTAATCCTAAGATTGGATGTGACATTATTATCGAACAACTATATGCTCAGAATCATACCTTAAGTTATATTGAGCGTTAACTAAATACACTATATCTGGAGAAGTATATGCTCTCTACTCAATATCGTTTACGTCTTGAAGCAATCTGCGAGAGAATTGTTAAAGGTGAATCCGTAGAGTTAAGTGAAATGATCTGGGCAGAAAAACTATCAAAGTCAAATAGATCTGCTGCAACTATTTTAAGACAAGCAAGAAGACGTGCTGCGAATCCTGAAATGACTGAAGATAGTCTTGATGGATTTATGAATGCTTTGGATCTGGGAGATCCTGATCCTTCAAATCATCGCACTGGGTTTAATGGTGCTGATGATATTATTGATTTCTTCACTGGGGATAAACCAGACGATTGGCGTCAAAGAGATTAAAACTGTAGCAAAAAATACAAAAAATAACTTCTATATAAAGCACGTTCATCCTAAGGGACGGAAGTAGGGAAACCGAAGGAACGCACTTTACACATAGTAAAGGAGCAACCTAATGTCTAAAGTAGTATATCGTGGTGTAGAATACGATACTCAAAAACGTCTTGAGTATCAGCAGCAGATGATGCAGCAACCCCAACAATACAACGAAACCTATCGTGGTGTTAAGTTTGTAAAGGAGGGGCATAAATGAAGAAACTTAATGTACTTCAACTCATTAAAGAACAGAAGCAAAAAGAAGATCGTCGTCATAAGGCATCTCTTGCGTCTCTGATAGCAGCAAAATAGTTTAGAGGAGTGCTTGACACTCCTCTTTTTTTTACTTATAATTACCTTGTGGAGGTTCATGAGATGGACAAAGAAAAACTAAAACTAATCATTAGGAATCTGGAATCTCTTATTGATTGCCTTAAGTCAGAAGTTTATTCTGATGTTGATTCCTACTTAAACTATGAGGATGTTGCTCCTCACCTTACCGACTACGATGAAATCTTTGAGGACGATGATGGATACCCAGATTGAAGAATTTGAGTTTATGAAACCAGAAGTAAAACTAATCAGTGTTACTCCTGACGCAGAAAAGCACATGGCATATTGTGCTCGCGTAAGTAACCCTGCCAATCAGGAGAATGAAAAGTTCTCTGGACTACTCAAGTATTGTATTCAGCATCAGCACTGGAGCATCTTTGAGCAAGCATCGATGACTGTAGAGATCAATACAACTCGTGGAATCGCAGCTCAAATTCTCCGGCACCGTTCGTTCACATATCAAGAATTTTCGCAACGATATGCTGACATGAACCTTCTGAATAACACTATTCCTCTTCCCGAACTTCGTCGTCAGGATACAAAGAATCGTCAGAATAGTATTGATGACATTCCTGATTATCTGCGACTGACTCTGACTGAAGACATCCGTGTTCATTTTGAGAGTGCTCTGCGACTCTACAACCGTCTTCTAGATAAGGGTGTGGCAAAGGAGTGTGCAAGGTTTGTACTGCCCCTAGCAACCCCCACAAGACTCTATATGACCGGTTCTGTAAGGTCGTGGATCCATTATATTGATCTGCGTTCTGCTCACGGCACACAGAAGGAGCATATGGAGATTGCAGAACTCGTTCGTTGTATCTTTACTTGTCAGTTCCCTGCTGTATCTGAAGCACTTGGTTGGACTCGTGAGGGATGCTCTGAATGTGTTGATGCCCCATCTATTACTATCGAATAAATATCCCTATACATTATTCTTAACCATGCCAGTATATCCAGTTAAAAATTTAAAGACAGGTGAGACTCAAGAACTTGTCATGACAGTTGCTGACTATGAGCAGTGGAGAAAAGACAATCCTGATTGGGATAAAGATTGGTCTCAGGGATGTGCAGGAGTTGGTGAGGTAGGTGAGTGGCAAGAAAAACTTGTCAAGAAAAATCCAGGGTGGAATGAAGTCCTTCGTAAGGCTTCAAAAATGCCTGGTGCAACTGTAAAACCTTTTAAAATTTAATATATGGCACGTAAAAGAGCACCGAATCCTGTACCATTTGGAATGAGCAACAGACAAATGAAACGCAAGAAGCCAATCAATCTTGATATAATGAAGACGATTGAGCCCTTGACAGATAATCAGGAGGCATTATTTAAACAATATAAACTTGAACAAAATGTTGTGGCTTACGGTGCTGCTGGTACTGGTAAGACTTTCATTACACTGTATAATGCTCTGCGTGATGTTCTTGACGAGAAGACTCCTTATGAAAAGATCTATCTCGTTCGTTCTCTGGTAGCAACACGAGAGATTGGATTCCTGCCTGGAGATCACGAAGATAAGTCAAGTCTTTATCAGATTCCTTATAAGAACATGGTTAAATACATGTTCGAAATGCCAGATGATTCTGCTTTCGAAATGCTCTATGGGAACCTCAAAACTCAAGGAACGATTAGTTTTTGGAGCACTTCTTTTATTCGGGGAACTACTCTGGATAATGCTATCATTATCGTAGACGAATTCCAGAACTTGAACTTCCACGAACTTGATTCAATCATCACTCGTGTTGGTGAGAACTCTAAGATCATGTTCTGTGGTGACGCAACTCAATCAGACCTTGTAAAGACTAACGAACGTAATGGTATCGTTGACTTCATGCGTATTCTGAGAGTCATGCCTTCGATGTCCATGATCGAGTTTGGTGTAGAAGATATCGTTCGTTCTGGTCTGTGTAAAGAATATCTTGTTGCTAAAATGGAATTGAATCTCTGATGTTTAATCATGTTGAATTGAATCTTCCTTCTCTTGAGAGGGAAATGATTGATGGAGTTCGTTATTATAAAGTAGGTGATAGTGATGAACTGCAAAAGTTCGTTTCTATCACCTCTGTCATCAGTCACTTTAATAAAGAAAAGTTTGCTGCTTGGCGTGAGAGAGTTGGAAATGAGGAAGCAGATAAGATCACTCGTAAGGCAACGAGTCGTGGTACTGATGCTCACACTTTAATTGAGCATCATCTAAAAAACTTAGATCTTCCAACTGTTCAACCAATCTCAGAGCACTTGTTTAAAATTGCAAAACCTGCTCTTAATCGTATAAATAACATTTATGCTCTTGAAGGTTCTCTTTATAGTCAATACTTAGGTGTTGCTGGCACTGTAGATTGTATTGCTGAATTTGATGGGGAACTATCAATCATCGATTTTAAAACTTCCAAACAACCAAAACCACGAGAGTGGATTGACGGATACTTTGTTCAGTGCTGTGCATACGCTTGTATGCTTCATGAACTCACTGGATTATCTGTGAAGAAGTTCGTGATTATCATGACTTGTGAGAACGGAGAAGTAGAAGTCTACGAAGAATACGACAAAACAAAATACATCAGATTGCTCACACAATACATCAAGAAATTTGTGAACGATAAACTCGGACAGGTTTCTTGACTTTATACTCTTATGTGTTAGAATGAATAAAAGTTGAGGAAAAAGATTGTACATCACTGTGTTAGGTCAAATGGAGAATGAATTAGAAAAAGTATTAGAGAGTAAGTTTTTCTGCCCTTCTCGATTTGCCCAAGAGATCGAGAATCTCGTCCAACATAATGAAGATATGAACTACATCGATGCTATCATTCACTTCTGTGAAAAGAATAGCATCGATGTTGAGTCTGTTCCGAAACTTATTTCTAAACCACTCAAGGAAAAGATTAAGTATGAAGCTATGGAGTTGAACTTCCTGAAGAAAACTTCCCGAGCAAGATTGGTGTTTTAATTTCATTTTGATGGGAAAAATTTCCCGGCAAAAAAATCCTATATTACTTTTTTGAATGGTGCCTTTCGATACTTATAAGACTTACCTTGCCCTGAAGAATCACTTTACGAAAGATTCTTACGATTATCACAAGTATCAAGGTAAAAGTCGTGCATCTCTTCAGTCCTTTTATAAGAGGAAGGATCGTTATTGGTTTGAGAAACTATCACGACAGAAAGAAGATAAAGAAGTGATAGATTTCTTTGTAGCAAACTTTGTAAGTTGTACTGATCCTCAGACTGTATGGATTGGAGAGATGATTAAAGAGGGAGAATCACGATATAAGTCCTGGCAAAAAAGAATACAATCTCTATCCTATTTGTTTAAGGAAGAGTCGCAACAACTATTTCAAAATAAATTTGAAGAAGTCTTTGACTGTTCAAAGGGACATCCACCCCTTTTAAAGATGTTCCTGATCGGGAAAATTAGTATAGAAACACTGGTAATATACGATAAAATATTCCTGTTTGGGAAAAATTTTGATAAGAAACTAAAAGATCCTGTGTGGGAAACCGTCAGTTTAAAAATGAAAAAGTATTCTCCGTTCCTACATATAGATGTATTCCATTATAAAAAGATACTCAAGCAGATTGTTGGAGGAACATGAGTTTTTTTGATTCGGATCTTGTTCGTGCAGAGATGGCTGAAATCTCAGCATTACAAGAAGATGTATACAGAAATGTATTTGAATTTCCTCGTATGAACAAAGAGGAAAAGTTGTTTCATGTTGCTCTCCTTGAAAAACTGTTGAACAAACAACAGATTCTTTATACTCGTTTGAAACTTTCTGATGATCCTGAGGCAATCAAGATGAAGGAAAGGATCAAAGAGTCTGCTCAGATGATGGGTCTTCCACCTAATGTTGATATGAATGTTATCTTTAACAACATGTCACAACTGCTGGAGACCATGAAGGAACGTATTGACAAGACAGGTTCCGACCTGTAGACTGATGGGGTACACAAAGGCCAAATCCAAACAATCCGAGGTATACAAATGTCTTTTGAAAATCTGAAAAAGCAATCCAAACTGGGTTCTCTCACTGAGAAACTGGTGAAGGAAGTAGAGAAAATGAACACCGGTTCTGGTGGTGCTGATGAACGTTTCTGGAAACCAGAAATGGATAAGACTGGTGTTGGTTCTGCAATCATCCGTTTCCTTCCTGCACCTGAAGGTGAAGAACTTCCATGGGTAAAGATGTACTCACATGCCTTCCAAGGTAACGGTGGTTGGTACATCGAGAACTCTCTGACTACAATCGGTCAGAAGGATCCTGTGTCTGAGTACAACCGTGAACTGTGGAACAGTGGTAGTGAGAAAGATAAAGAAACTGTTCGTAAGCAGAAACGCAAACTGTCTTACTACAGCAACATCTATGTGGTAAAAGATCCTGCTCATCCTGAGAACGAAGGTAAAGTCTTCCTGTTCAAGTTCGGCAAGAAGATCTTTGATAAGATCTTGAATGCTATGCAACCTGAGTTTGAAGATGAAGAACCCATCAATCCCTTTGACTTCTGGGGTGGTGCTAACTTCCGTCTGAAGATTCGTAAGGTTGAAGGTTACTGGAACTACGACAAGTCCGAGTTTGATTCTCCTTCAGCACTGCTGGATGATGATGATGCTCTGGAAGCACTGTGGAAGAAAGAGTATTCTCTCTCTGCAATTGTTGCTCCCGATCAGTTCAAGTCTTATGAGGATCTTGAGAAGCGTCTGAAGTATGTTCTGGGTCAGAAGTCTGCTCGTGCTGCTGTTCAAGAACAGGAAGATGAGTATGAATCTTACACTCAAACTCCTTCTAAGGAAGAGAGTGTGATCGCAGAACTCGAGCAATCTTTTGCTCGCAGTAAGTCTCCTTCACTTCCTAAGATCGAGACTGTCGATGAGGATGAAGATGATGCTCTGAGTTACTTCCAACGACTGGCAGAAGACTGATTACTCAAACAGTCTAATATTATCTCCTCTCTTTAAGGTAGCATTCACATACTGAGTGCTACCTTTTTTATATGGCATAAAGGTATCAAGATCATTAAAGACTACATTCAGATATCTTGGTTTAAGAGCAAAGATATTTCTTTTGTTTTCTTCAATCTGCAATTCATATTCATGATTAGTGATTGTTCTAACAAATGAATCTGATGGAACCTGAACAGAGTATCCTAATGCTTCATCCCAGTATTCATAGTAATAAGAGTTTGCTGTGATTGATGAAGTTTCTGGAACTGTAAACAGAACTTGTTCTTTTCTTGGATCAGATAATATAGGTGAGGCAACATTTGGAACAGAAGGTAACTCGTATCTAAATCCAGTTACATTTGCTCCACTCTGAGCAAGAACTTCTGTTACTGTGAATCTTCCGTTGTATTCATTTTCAACCACATTATTGATAGCAATTTGATCTCCAACTTCCAAATCTGGAATCGAGTTTACCATGTAAACTGTAACTGTTGTCGATGGATTGATAGAATCTCCAGAAGAGATTACAGCAATCTGAGCATTTACCATCTCAAGAAAGTTACCATTTGTCTTCCAAGTTGGTGAGATTCTGAGACCTGCTTCAATAATTGTTTTACCTGAGAAGTTTTTAACCTCTCTAGTTTCATAATGATGAATACCAGCATATAAGTTTTCGTATGAACCATATCTCTCAAGCATTACCTGATCAAAGGTTGCTTGAGTCATCGGCCATTCATCTTGAATGTTCAGAATGTTATTGGAAAGAAGAACTACCCAATCAAGTGTTGAATCTTCATAGAGTTTGAATGCAACATTATCGGGTCTTTCATCTCCGACGATCTTATACTTAGTGAAGAAGTTAAGATTTCCAAAGATATCTTCTCTTAACTTTCCTCTCTTGAAAAGATTTTTGACAGCAACATAGTCTGAGATACTATCAGCATTTGGTTCTCTGCTGACATATTCAAAGTTAGGAACTTGTCTGAAATAAGGTTTTGCCATTTTTAGTAACCCATATCGTCGGAGTTATCGTAGTTGCTGGAGTATATTGGAGTGAGCTCAGAGAACTGCATCGTCACACCATATGAAGTCATAGACCCATCTCTATAGGTCATATAACTTCCGTCAGGAGTATACTCTACGTTAAAATTTGTCAGGGCACATTTTTTAATTTTATTTAAGAAAGGATGTTGTCCACCACCAGAGTATATGTATTTTAATTCAAATATATTTGGTGTTTCTAAGAACAGTCCAGAACTACTTCTTTGAACTGCCATATTTTTCTTGAAGTGTCTTATAATTGTTCTTATTACTTTTGCCTCAGCATCATCTCTTGGAGTAAACGTATAGTTATAATTGAATGTTCTGAGTTGTGGTCCTCTGAAAAGTAGTTCTAAGTTTGGATTTATAACTTTACCAGTAGCACGAGTAAAGATATTTGCCCCTACTGCTTGTCCCGCAAAGTATGCTTTAATGTCATTTTCTGATATTTCATTAAGAGCTCCACCTACAGCACCTTTTAATACGTTTAATGCAGCAGTACCAGCAGCTGCAGGATCTAAATTTGATAGACCAGACATTAATCCTTCGGCAACTCTAGCACCAGCTAGTTGAAGAGGATTTAATTGATCAGCACCCCAATCAACAGAATTGCTATCAGAAATACCTGGATGCATAGGGAGAGCAATTACGGGAGCATTTACTGGTTCAACAGCAACGTCATCTACATCACCTAAATCAAATCCAGTCCCACCAAAAAGATTTTCTGTAGGTTTTCTTTTATAAGTAGTAATCTGTAAGAAATCATAACCACCAGTATTGTTTGCAGGATATCTTAATGTAACACTAGTTGGTGTATTTGGTTGATTATTAGTAGTAGTATTAGTTGCTAAAACTCCACCACTAAATGGCAGATTCTCATCTCCACCGGCAACATTAGGATTTTCTGTGCCAATAGATTGATCTATTGCTCCCCAGTAAGTTGAATCATTTGCCAGTGAACCCATCCAACTATCAGGTGCTGCCAACTGCTCATAATTTCCTTTACCAAAAACATTCACATAGTTAATTGATCCATCACCGTTCAGATTACCTGAAGACGTTGCTGCATCAACCACTGATTGTGGAGCAGGAGTTACTGAAAGTCTTTTTACAGTAGATACCTCCTCACCAACTTCAGTCTGAAAATAGTCTCCACCTAATGTGAACGGTTTACTAGATGCCATTAGACACTTTTTTAGTTATTTAGTTCTGATTTTCCCATAAGGTAATGAACGAAGATAATCAATCTCATTTGACTTCACCAAATGAAGTGCTCCTGCGACTTCTTGCCAGGTATAGTTCCTCATCATTCTCCAGTGATAGTTAAATCCTCTAAATCCCCATCGTTGTACTTCAGTCACAGCAACTAATGGGTGTTCATCATAAGTAATCTCTGGAGTTTTAGGTATGTATATAAAGGTATAATAGTTACCAGGATCAGGAACGTATTCTATTTCTCTGAATACTTCCATGATGCTCATCATAATCAAGTCGGCATCTTCAGAACCATCTAACTTTCTTTTGAGTTGAGATATTCTTGGTGATTGTCTCTGAACTTCTTGTCCGAAACCTTTTGCCATTAACCGATACCTAATTCGTTTTCTGTGATGATACGAAACTCAAGCATTCTATCCTTACACCATTCTTGTGCTGCTCTCCACTTTGCTTCATTCACAGCATAAGTTTTTACTTCGTTAATATAAGTTCTTGTTCTTTTCTTACTTGTTTGAACGGGAGGCATCGTTTGTCTTTTGGGTTTAATCTCAATCACATACTTTTTAATCTCACCAGATTGCTCACGAACCTTAATAATAAAGTCTGGAAAGTATCTTCTGATTCTGCTGGTGGTAGGATCATAGTATGGAATAAAGAACTCTTCACTTCCCCATTCTAAGATGTTTTCGTTTAAGTCACACCACCGACAGAAACGGCGTTCCCAACTGCTACGACAGATAATATTATTGGGATCACCTTTATACTTTTTTGGATACTCAGGTCTATAACGACTCTTGATGCTTTCTGCCATTATACATAATATATCGGTAAAAGTATTTATAGATGGCAGGTATCCGCCCAGAAAGACTAAGAACAAGTGATATCAAATCGAGGTTTTTAAATCTTGCTCAGACCTCTTTATATCGTTTGACACTTCCAGTTCCCTCTGAGGTTTCTTCTTTTATTAGTCAGAGGGGCGTGTATCCGATTGATGTAAATGAAATATCTTTGCTGTGTTGTGAAGCAAATCTTCCAGGTTCTACATTAGCAACTCATGATGTTACGAATGACTATCATGGTGTAAGTGAGAAGATGGTCTATCGTAGACTCTATGATGAGAATGCTGATATGACTTTTTATGTTGATAGAGATTATAAAGTAATAGAGTTCTTTGAAAGTTGGATTGATTTTATTACAGGTGTAGGTGATACTTTTACAAGACAACAATTTGAAAATCCATATGTTCATCACAGAATGGCATATGCTAATCAATATAAAACCAACTTTTATCTTACCAAGTTCGAAAGAGATCATCACTTTAATGGTTCTACAAGAACTTTAGATTACACTTTTGTCTATGGATTCCCAATCAGCATTACATCGATGCCTGTGTCCTATGATGAAAGTCAAATCTTAAAGTGTAATGTATCATTCTCCTTTATTAGATACACTGTAAGTAGAGGACTTGATCCAAGTGAAAGAATTCCTCTACCAGCCCCAATAACTCCACCAGGAGTTCCTCAACCACCAACAGAAAATAATACACCAGTGCGCATTCCAGTAATACCATATACACCTGTTATAAAAGATATAAATGGTCAACCATTCCCTCTTGGTGAAGGTATACCTGGATTGACTGGTGTATTGAATCCTGGAGTTGCATAATAAATATCATTACTGAAACTTCTATAGGTCATTATGCCCTTACCAACTATTGCGACACCAACTTATGAACTTGAGTTGCCATCAACAGGAAAACCAATCAAGTACAGACCATTCTTAGTTAAGGAAGAGAAACTATTGGTCTTAGCACTTGAGACAGAAGATACAAAAGAAATCTCGAATGCTATCAAGGCAGTATTGAAGAACTGTATTCAGACAAAAGGTATTAAGGTAGAAGCACTGCCAACCTTTGATATTGAATATTTGTTCTTAAATATTCGTGGTAAGTCTGTAGGTGAAGAGATTCAAGTGAATCTGATTGCCCCTGATGATGGAGAAACATCAGTGCCTGTGACGATCAATATTGATGAGATTAAAGTTCAAAAGAAAGAAGATCACACCAATAGAATTAAACTTGATGATAATTTGATGATGGAAATGAAGTATCCATCACTTGATCAGTTCATCAAGAACAACTTTGATATGTCTGGTAATGTTGATATTGATCAGTCATTTGATTTGATTGCTTCTTGTGTGGATAAGATTTATAGTCAAGAAGAAGTATGGGTTGCTGCTGATGTAACTAAGAAAGAATTGGTTGACTTCTTAGAGCAGATGAACTCTATTCAATTCAAGCAAATTGAGAAGTTCTTTGAGACGATGCCTAAGTTATCTCATGAGATTACCTTTATAAATCCTAAGACAAAAGTAGAAAGCACTGTAGTGTTGGAGGGATTATCAAGTTTTTTCGCATAGGAATGGTCCATATGGACCTTGAGAACTACTACAAGATTAACTTTGCCTTGATGCAGTTCCATAAATATTCATTAACAGAGGTTGAAAACTTGATTCCTTGGGAACGAGATGTCTATATTGGTTTACTACAACAACATCTGGAAGATGAAAAACTAAGACAGCAACAGAATGGCTGATAACATTCCAAGTTTAGACGATCTACTTAAAGATATTAGGGAAGAGGGTGAACCACAATCATCCTCAGCACTTGCTGTCGTACCAAAGAAACCAGAAGATTTAGTAGAAGAAGATATAGACTCTCAGATTCTTTCTATCTTAGGGTTGGAAGAAGTCTTTGACTTAACTTATGAAGAGTATGCTTCTCTCTTAAAAGAAGCAGCAGTTAAAGGAAGAATGCCAGACTCTCAAATGACAACTGAGAGTATTGAGTTAGTTACGAATGAACTCAAGAGAGTAAGAAATAAGACTGGTAGATTTAAGGTTAAACCAAAGAAAGTTGACATTAATAAAGTATTAGATCGTAAACAACCAACTCCATCTGGTGCGATTGTAAAAGCACAGAAACTTATACCACAAGCAGCAGAGGTAGCACCAGAGCAAGAGAAAAAACCTGTAGTTGATACTGAGAATTTACAGAAAGACTTGTTAAATGGTATTGGAAACATCTTAGAGTCTCTGATCACTATTAGAACTTTACTATCAAGTCAAGGCAAGACAGAACAGAAAGCAGCACAAGAAGATAGAAAAGAAACTGAAAAGAAAAAGAAAAAGGAAAGAGAATCGACATTAGAAAAGAAGAAACCAAAGTCACCAATACTTAAAGCACTTACAAAACCTGTTGATGATTTCTTTGATGTAATTAAAAGATTCTTTAAAAATGTTTTGTTAGGTTCTGTTGTTCTTGCTATTTTTAAGTGGTTAAAGGATCCTAAAAATAAGCAAGCAATTGATGACTTTACTAACTTTATTGAAAATAATCTTGATAAGATATTTAATGGTATCCTTGCTCTTATTGGACTGAGAATTGGTTGGAATATATTCAAGTGGACCCGAAGATTATATAAAGCATTTGATTTTCTAAAGAACAAATTACCTGGAGGAAAACCAAAACCACCTAAAACACCCAAAGCACCAACACCATCTACACCAAAAGTTCCATCTGGACCTAAAATTAGACCGGGAGGTGGAGTTTTAGGTATGGCTGCTGGAATGGTTATAGAATCTGTTCTTGGTGATGTTATTAAAAAATATGTAACGGATCCATTAGAATCAAAATCATTAGAAACTAAATTAAAAGATTATTCTGAACTTCCCACTGATGAAAAAAGAAAAGAAAGAGTAACATTAATCAAAGAAAGAATAAAAGAACTTGAAAAGCATATAAACTCTCCTCTTCACGCGATTGAAAAAGGAATTGCTTTGGGTGGAGAAACTCAATCTGAAAAAAATTTAAGACTTAATAAAGCATTATTAGAATCTATTCAATCCTATGATAAAAAAATAGTATCTACAAAACCTCAAGTTCAACCACAAACTTCTAAAGTACCAGGACTTCCCCCAAGTGCTGCACAACCAGGAACAGGACCTACTGGTAATCAAGTTGGTTCACCGACAACAATAGTAAAACCAGTTATAAGTGGAAGATATGGTGAGCAACGATCTACAGGAGCTCATGGGGGAACAGACTTGGCTGTAGATAAAGGAACACCATTAACTGCAGTTTCTGATGGAGAAATAGTTGATTATGGTGATTTGAATCAAAGTGGTGCGAAGAGAGGGGATCCTGGTGGATGGGGAAATTTCTTAGTTTATAAAGACGATCAAGGAATATATCATTTGTATGGGCATATCCAAGATGGATTCAAGAAGAGTGGTAAGATTAAAAAGGGTGAGCAGATTGCTAAGGTTGGAATGACTGGTAGAACATCTGGTCCTCATCTACACTGGGAAGCAGGAACTGCTTGGAGTGGTGGAACTCTTAGTGGAAAATTTGATCCATTAAACAAATATTCTTCCACAGCACCATTTTCTTTAAATCCATCTGCTGCGGTGGCGGTTGAATCCCCAACTGCTCCAGCAGCACAAGTAGCAAAAACACCAGCACCTACACCATCAATACCTTCACCAACAGGAAGAGGTAATATTGTTCCTTTACCAATACCAACTGGAGGTGGTGCGCAACAGTCGTCAAGTGGAACTGCACCCAATCAAGCACCAGTTCCAAGATTCTCTTCTGAGGATCCAAACAACACAACTACTATGGTTGTCAGAGCAATCTATAACATCGTAGGATAATGTTACCAGCACTCGTCGGATTTGCCGCAAAGGCATTACTACCATCAGAAAAGAAAGTTGATAAGGATAAGTTCTTTGAGAAGAAGAAAGCATCCTCTATTCAAAAGATTGATGATGAAGGTGCTGTAGTAAAACAACCAACGATTCAAAAGAAAACAATATCAACTAATTTACTTCTCCCACCAGCACAAATCAAAGCACTTCCTCCTGCTGCTGAAGTTAAGAAAGATGTAAAGACTGGCAGATTGAATGATATTTTTGATAGAGTTGGTGAGACTCTTCAAGGTATTATTGATGTATTGAGTAACAGAAACCAAACTCAAAAAGAAGAAGAGACTAATAAAAAACAACAGGCAAGAGTAGATGAGAAAAAAGAAAAGGAAGAAAAGTTAGAGAAGGAAGCAAAGAAAAAACCATTTAAGATGCCGAACATAAAGGCACCTGAAGATAAATTCAATATCATGAGATTCTTTGGTAATGTTTTACTTGGATCTCTTGCTCTGGCAATCTTCAATAATCTTGAACAGATTATGGAGACTTTGAAGAATGTTTTTCAAACTATCAAAGATTTTATAACAAAACTTGGTGAGTTTTTTAGTCCTATTTGGAACAGTCTTAAATGGATTACTGGAGAGGGAATGAATTTAGTTAATAAAATTAAAAAGTTTTTTGGAGCAGGGGGTAAAACTGAGGATGAAGAATATGCAGAAAAGGCAAAAGAAGAATTAAAAAAAACCGATGATCTTTGGACTACTATCTCTAAATTTTTTGGATTTGATTCTTCTGATGAAGAGTCGGATATGAAAATTCCAGATAGTACACAACCAGATGAAACATTTCCACCAATATCTGGTGGAGGATCTGACTTTTGGACTTTAGTTGCTGTTGTTTCACGAGAAGATGGTGATCCTCAAGGAAGAGCTGATGTTGCCCAGTCAATTTATAATAGACTTGCATCGGGAGCATATGCAGGAAAAACCATAAGAGAATTAATCTTAGCAAAAACTCAATTCCAACCAACTTGGGATTATCCTAAGAAAGGTAAGTATGGAACTCCAAATCCAGAATGGTATAACATAACTGATGCAAAATCAGCAGCAAAAGCCACTGGAATGAGTGAGGGTGCGATGAATTCTGTTGCTAATCAATTGATGGACCCAACACTACAAAAAAATGCAGCAGAATTTGTTGGAGGAAGAACAGATTTTACTGGGTATTCAAAATCACAATCAGAAAGACAGGGGCAAGTTTTAAGAAAGTCTGGTGATAATTATTTTGGTTGGGATTGGAATTATCGTGGAACTAAAGTTGCTTCAGTACCAAAATTTAATGTTTCTTCGCAACCATCTCCTCAACAAAAATTACAACAGAGACAACAAAAAGCAGATACAACTGCTCAACAAGCAGCACAACAAGCAGCAGCACAAACACAAGCACCTCCTGCTCCCGCATTACCTTCACCACAGCAGGCAGCAGCACCATCATTACAACCAGCAGCACCAGCACAAGCACAAGTTGCTCCAACACAACCAGCACCAGCAGTATCGGCAAGTGTTCCTCAGATTATGCAGCAGGCAGAATATGAGGTTCCTGGTGGTACTCCATCATCTACAATAGTTCCAATACCTATCGGTGGTGGTTCTTCACCGATGATGATGGGTGGTGGAGGAACAAGATTACTTCCTGTTGGAGTATCCAAACAAGCACTATTAAATAGTTACTATCAAGCTCAACTTACTGGGTTCTTATACAAACAAGGATAATGGCAGATAATCAATCAACAAGAGCAGGTAGTATAGGTGCATTTATTCTTCAGTCTGCTGATGGAAGTAAATCTGTTGACATTTCTCCTGGTATCGTTGAGTTAAACTACTACGAAAATATCTTATCAAACTCAGTGTCGATGTCCACAACAGTAATCGATACTGGTTTTACTGATAGTCCTGTTGGCAATAATGGTATTGTCGATGGTCTTCCTATTCGTGGAGGGGAGAGAGCATATATTCTCTTAGAAGATAAACAACCAACACCAAATAAACTTGAGTTCAAAACTCAAAATGATAACTCTTTATATGTGAATCGTGTTCGTGATATTGATCCAGGAACTCAGCAGGACTTATACTCTATTGACTTTGTTCCAAGAGAACACTTTGCAAATGAACAAAGTCGTGTGGTAAAAAGATATGATGGAAACATATCGGATAACATTAAAGCAATACTTACAGAACCTCTCTTTAAGGAGAAAGGATTATTAACTAAGAAAGAAGTTAAGGTTGATGATACTTTAATTGACTACAACTTTATTGGTAATGATAGAAAACCATTCTATGTTTGTACCTGGTTAGCATCTAAGTCTGTACCCAAAGATGTTGGTGAAAAAGATAGTGCTGCTGGATATTTGTTCTACGAAACTTATGATGGATATAATTTTAGATCGATTGATGCCTTGTTTGATCAGAAGTATAAGAAGAAGTATGTTTATACAAACACGGAGTTGAAACCTGAGGAGTATGATGCTAAAGTTCTCTCTTATAATATTGAAAGAGATATTGACTTGAGTAATAATCTTACTCTTGGAACTTATGCAAACCGCAGCATCTTTTTTGACTTCTTTGCGATGGACTATAAGGTTCGTGAATATAATGTTGACGACAATCAGAAAGATGGTATTGTAACTGGTGGTCTTGATGAGATCTTATCTGTATCCGAAGAGTTTAGAAAACCAGTGTCAAGATTAATGAGTCATGTACTTGATGTTGGAACTCTTCCCAAAGGAAAGAATATTGAAGAGCAACTTGCCAACTGGAAGAATAGTCCATTTGATCCAACTTATGATGCTACCAGCACTATGGTTCAATCTGTCATGAGATACAACCAGATGTTCTTGATTAAAATTAACGTAGTAATTCCTGGTGATTTCAGTCTCAGAGCAGGTGATTTGGTTCACTGTGACTTTCCTGGTCTTACGATTGAAAAGAATACAGAAGTAAACAAGAAAAGTGGCGGCATATATATGATAGCAAGTTTGTGTCATCGCATTACCCCAAGAACTACTTTCACAAGTATGACTCTCGTAAGAGATAGCTTTGGCAGAAAACCTTTCTAAGAGACCAAAATGACAGACAAATCACTCCAACAACATATCAACGACGACAAGGATGAACTCGATGATCCTAATACCAGTGGTCAACGTCGTCGTCATTTAGAGGATGAAGTAGAACATCTTGAGAAGTATCAAGCAAATCATCCCGACACCGATCACGATCCCACTGGTTTTGAAATGTATTGTGATGAGAACCCTGATGCATTAGAATGTAGAGTCTATGACAGTTGAGCAAGGTTTATTTAAGAGACATTTTGTAGGAAGAGATAACTTCATTTGGTGGATAGGTCAAATCGTTGACGAAACCAAATGGAGTGGAAACATTCCTGGATATAGAACCAGAACTACAGATGATCATAAAGGATTTGAGTATCGTTATAAGGTTCGCATTATGGGATACCATACTGCAGTTCCTTCAGAACTTTCTGATGATGATCTTCCTTGGGCTTCTTTGATGTATCCAGTAACTGCTGGTGCAGGAACTGGTGGACTGTCTCAAACACCAAACCTTAAACAGGGTATGTTTGTGTATGGATTCTTCTTGGATGGAGAAGACGCACAACAACCAATCATTATGGGTGTGATTGGATTTAATGATTACACTCAAGTCTTAAATAATATCCCTGATGCAGGATTTCTTCCCTTTGAAGGTTATAAGTATGCGGAAGAACGAGTAGCAAAGGCTTCGATGCGAACAGAGAGGGAAGATCCTTTAGCAAAACAAAGTGCATCGTCTCCAAGTCAAGTAGGAATAAACACAACAAAGGTTCAGGGTGTAACTGGATACAACTCTCTGACTGATGCTGCATCAAAACAACAATATGATAAAGGTAAAAAGCAACATAGTATTCCTAAGACATCTGTATGTGAGAAGCAACCCTTAGGTCAAATTCAGTTAGATATTCTAAATCTTGTACAAGATATTGAAAAGGCAAGAAAATCACTGACCGATTGGGAAACAAAGGTATCTACAAATATTGAGAATGTTCAAAGATGGATTGAAGATAAAATAAAGTTTGTATCGGACAAAATTACTCAAGGAATTGAGTGGATTATTACTGAGATAGAAAAACAAACAATCAATAGAGTCAATAATGCACTAAAGGATACTTACTTTTTACTCTTCCCAAATGAAAGACCAAACTTAAAAACTGCTGTAGAAACTGCTAATGATCTTCTTGCTTGCTTATTCAAAAAGATAATTGGCAATCTTTTTAACTTGGTTTCTAAGTTATTAACTTCTTTGTTTGATAAACTTATAAATGTTCCTATTTGTTTTGCTGAACAGTTTACTTCAGTTATTCTTGGTAGTGTATTGAATGATATTCTTTCTGGAGTTACTTCTGTTCTTGGATCTATAAGTGGTATTGTTGGAACAGCAATTAATATTGCTGGAGACATCTTAGGATTTATTGCAGATATATTTTCATTCCTTACTTGTGATACAAAACCCGAATGTCCTGAGGTAGATACATGGAGTCCTTGGGATGGTCCTGATAAGACTGCTTCTTTTGATATTCAAGGTCTTATTGGTCAGGTAAAGGATTTTGCCAGAGATACTGTTGATCAAGTTGGTGGTGGTATTGGTGCAGTTGAAAAAGCAATTGGTTCTATTCAAGGAACTATTTCATCCGCAGTAAATGGATTTGAAACCAGTCCTTTAGGTGGAACATGTAATGTGGGTCCTTTCCGTTGTGGTCCACCGATTGTTGAGTTCTTTGGTGGAGAAGGATCAGGAGCTACTGGAAATGTAATCATCGGATTCACTGGTGAAATTTTAGGAGTTGATATCATTACCGAAGGTGGAAACTATGCAGAACCACCATTTGTGAAGTTTAAAGATAACTGTGGCAAAGGATCTGGTGCTGTTGGTAGAGCAATTCTTGAGTTTGATCCTGAGGTTCCTGTTCCAATTCAAAACAGAACTGATAGTGCTCAAGGTTGTATTCCTTTGAGTGGATTAAAAAATGGTAGAGTTGTTGATGTTATAATCGAAGAACCTGGAAAGAATTATCTTTACTCTTATGATGGTAGTGAAGGTGGAGGTGGAAGAACCTTTGCTAATTACTGCGAAACGATGGTAAGAAGAGCAAGTGGTTGTTACGATCTTCCTTATGTTTCTGGTCAAACCATACAATTAAATCCTGGAGACTGGATTAAGTATCCAAATTCAACTGCTGCTGTTAGAGTTACAGAGGCACAAACAGTGACTGCTCCAGTATGTGGTGATTATGATTCTTCAAATCCACCACCAGGACCACCACCAGTATTCAGACAACCAGATCCATTCAACCCACCAAAACCAGTTGATGATGAGAACTATCCTATTGATATTGAAATAATAGATTATGTTCCTTTGGATCCTGGATATGATTATAAACCAGGAGATCCGATTATTGTTGTTCCTACCCCATCAGATGATCCTAATGAGGATATTGTACCTCCAACAGATGTAGATGATCCTGATGGTGAAGTTGAAGAGGTTGATCCAGGTGGTGGCATCACAAAAGTCACAGTTATAAACAGAGGTCCATATACTAGTTATCCAAATATATTTGTTATAAGTAATACTGGATTTAATGCTAAACTTGTTCCAAGATTTAGAATTAATCGTCTAACTCCAGAACAAGTTGAAGAAAGAATAACTTCAGGACAACCAATACTTTCTGTGATTGATTGTGTTGGTAAAATACCACCTAAACAGCAGTTTGATATAGTTCCATAATGGCACAGAAAAAAGATAGATACCAGACAAGACAGGGAACTCACCATAGTGAGACTAAACGTGGTCATATTCATAATGACAACAATCAGTCTGCTTATATGGTGCGAGCAGGTGATGATGGTGGAAGACATTACTTAATGATGGATTCCACTGGAAGCACTGAGGGTGGTAGAAAAGGATCTACTCACGTTGTATGTCCTGGAACTTTTAATCTTATTGCTGCTGAGGATGTCTCCAAAAACATTCCTGGAATATTCATGGAGGCAGAAAGTGGAGACTTTATTATCAACGTACCAAAAGGTAGACTAAGAATTTGTGCAGAGAACGTTGATATTCGTGCGACTGGGACAGGGAATGAAAAAGGTGTTATAATATTAGATTCTGATGAAAAAATTATTTTAAAGTCTCAGCAAATTGATATAGATAGTAAAGTATCCACCAAAATATTCTCAGAAAAAACTGTAGAGTGTATTGGTAAGGGAATTCTTAACATCTATGGTGGTTTAGTTGATGTTGCTGATGGTGCAACAAAGATTAAAGGATCTAAAGGTGGAATCTTTACAAATGAACTTAGATTTGTGTTATAGGAAATATGAAAGTACCTGATTTATTTGTTGGAAAGAGATTATTTGTAGGTATAGGAAACCCCGAGTGTTTAGGTAGAGGTCCACTTGAAATTCGTGGATCTGCATACTTAGAAGGTCCAACTATTACTGGATCTCCATTAACTTTCCCTAATGTCTGGGGAACCGTAATGATTGGTCCTCTTGCAAACTCAGAATCTCCTCCACCAATTATTCCTGGCGTTCTGGTTGCTTGTGGAATCGTAAATAATTCTCCGTACTCACTTTCTGTTGTTGGTGATGCTGCTATTTTCTCCAATTTGGATGTAGATGGTATCATCACTGCAGGAGCAATCGTAAGAGCAGGAGCACTCATTCAATCTCAAGGAGATGTTGTTGCTTTCTGTGGTGCTCATAGACTTTCTGCTAAGAAGAACTTTGATATTCCTCACCCAACAAAGGAAGGTTGGAGACTTACTCATACTTGTGTAGAAGGTCCTGAAGCAGCAGTTTATATTCGTGGAAGAGTGAGATCGAATGAAATAAGACTTCCTGAATATTGGAAAGGTCTTGTTGATATTACCACCATTACTGTAAATCTAACAGCAATCGGTGCTCATCAAGATGTTATCATCAAGAGATGGGATGACGAAAAAGTATATCTTCAAGCAAAAGGAGGTATGCCTATCGATTGCTTCTATCACATCATGGCAGAAAGAATCGATACAGAAAAACTTATTCCAGAATATGAAGGATCTATTGAAGATTATCCTGGAGATAACTCTCAAAGATCGATTGCTGGATATCATTATGATACTAAGGAGTAAATAAATGCCTGAATTTAGTGGTTTTACACCAAGAGAAGCACCAGAATTACCTGATGATCCAAACTCTGGTAGTTTGAGTATTGCTGGAGGTGGTTCTTTTGGATCCTTGGTCGTAAGTGGAACATCAACATTATCTGTTGTTTCCGCAGGAGTTACTGTTGGTCTGGGAACAACTTCAGCACCATCAAACTCTCAACTTACCTTTGAACTTACTAGTGATACAAACTTAAGAATCAAGGTCAGGGGATCTGATGGTGTGTTAAGGTCTGCAAATATTACTCTCGCATGACCCTTGACAGGGCACCCGTGACCTGCTATATTACTAAGGTAATCAACGGACGAACCGAATGCAAGACGAGTATCTGACACGATGCGTGGTTGATCCAATCAAACGAACCGTGTATCTGTACTCCAGTGAGGGGTCGGAAAAGGAAGTGGTCTGTGAGACCGTGGATGAATTTATGAACGTGTTAGACTTCGTTCGTGCCACAGTGGATGAGGATACTCTCTCCTACGCAAATCCACTTTAAGTTCCATTTTTGGGGGGAAAAATTCCCGGCAAAATTTTAGTCCTATTACTTTTTCAAAATGCGTCCAGAGACAAGACAATCGATGGAAATGCTGTTCTCAGCAAAATGGAATGTGCCAACTGCAGCAGTAAACTGTGGTCTGACTAATAAAGAGATGAAGATTACATTTAATGAATACTGTCGTTTACATCCCCCCACTTATGTGGTAGAATCTAACAATCAACTCAGTCTTCTCTGAGTTTTTTTATGCCCGTGTAGCCCAGCGGAAGAGGCAGTGGACTTAAAATCCATCCAGGGTCGGTTCGAATCCGACCACGGGTATGAGGTTTATCCTCTAAATAACCAAAAGTAATAGGAACCTTCCTATGAAGTACAGAATTGATGCCAGATATTGTTGGTACAATAAAGGAACGATGATTGTTCTGATGTATTTCATAAATCAAGTTCCGTTTACTTTTGATGAACTTCCAGACGAATCCATTTACGATCTGGAACTAATCAAATTAGCAGATAACGAAAGACGATTTGAACCTGAGGACTTATACTATTCATCATTCTATTTGATTGATGAAGAATGCCATCCGATGTTATTTGAAGTTGAACTGGAAAATCCCGAATTAATGCCAAATGATTGATTTACAATATGAGTCTAATTTTATCTTTCCAAAAGACTTATACATCAAGTTTCGTGCTCCAAATGCAGAAGAATTTATTGATGCTTTAGAAAAAAATCCTCAGATGGTAAAAAATGATCAATTTGAGTGGGGGAAATTATACAGTTCTCCGGATAAAGTCCCCTTAGAAAATGATGAATGGCAAAAATATTTAATTCCAAGTCTAAACAAATTTTCGGAAATTACAAAATTAAATTTCGGTTGGAAAGTTATTAATTGCTGGTTGAATTTATATAAAAAAGGTGATTATCAAGAAATTCATAATCATGATGGTATTTTTAATGAGATAGCAGTTAATTTGTCTTGTGTGTTTTTTGTAAATAATGGTGAAAATTTTTCAGACTTTTATTTCTTTGATGTAAATCATAGTCACATAAATCATTTGTGGACTGAAATTTATAGATCTTCGACGGTTTTTAAACTTCATGCAGAAGCTGGAGATATATTGTTTTTCCCAACTCATTTGTTTCATAACGTCTCTCCACATAAAAGTGATATTATTAGAAAAACATTCTCGGCAAATATCATGGTTACTGAAATTAAACCTATGGAACCTCAGTAAAGTTTATATACATAATTTAATATGCCTCTTTAGCTCAGCGGTAGAGCAACGGTTTTGTAAACCGTTGGTCATCGGTTCGATTCCGATAGGGGGCTTAAGTGATAAATTTAATTTATGATTTTAAAGTATAATTATTCTCATATTATAAGCAAAGAAGATCAAAAGAGAGCAATAAAACTTACTGATAATTTAATTAGAAAGGGAGATTGGCATAAAACATCTCCAAAATTTCAAACTTTGCCAAATTTGCACACTTATGAAGAATTTAAAATATTTACAAATACTT